TTGTCAACCTTTGCGAAGAATTCACAACTGGAGTCAAACGATGAAAAACCCATGGAAAAGTTTTTCGCCAATAACGCGCTCGTTCTTAACCGGCATGGCCGCCGCCCCCCTTATCTGGCTGTGCATGGTCGCCTTCCTGCTCTTGCTAGGCGGCTAGACCATGCAGCAAGCCCGAATTATATTCCTGCGCTACGCTGGCACCTGTAAAGGCTGTCGCCGCTACCTAGCCACGGGCGCAAAGGCACTGTTTAAACGCGGCCATATTGTAGGATGCTACGATTGCGCGGCATCATTAAGACCAGAAAAAGGTGAGTAAAATGCTTATTGAACAATACAAATATTTAGACTGTGACCCGAATTTCGAGTGGGACGCAGAAAGATTAAATGCAGACCTTTCTGCATTGGAGAAAGTGCGCGGGCTGTCGATAGCTCTCCTGAGAACAATAGACGAGCAAAAACAGCGTCGGGTGCATTATCACCCCACGCTAGACGCGCTAGACGATTTTAAATTGCACGTTCAAGAATCGCTTATAGAAACGCTAAATTCGGCGATCAGCGCCGCTGAAGATTTATTGGATACAGTCGATGAACGATAAAAAACGGCTGTGCTTGCATTGCGCGTATAGCCACTGGCCCAAGCATTCCGAGGGTGAGTGCAACGCGCTAACAAATAGGCCGGTGCCAATACGCGAGGCTAGGTCCGATACTGGAATGTGCGGCCCGAACGCTGTGTTTTTCGAGGATTGCATTGCAGAGCCGTTTAAACAGGCTGATTGACTTTTTGGGTCTAACAGTACAGGGTTGCGTAATGGAAACTGAGAAAACAGTGTCTTACAATGACTTACGCGATAGCCACAGAAGGCTAGCCAATGCTTTGCGCGAAGCAAAGGAGCGTGAAGCGTTGTTGAACGAGCGCATACACTTTTTGACCCTTACGCTGGGGGAACAACAAATTGGCGTTTTTCCCTGCTCTCCAGACATGGCCGACGCATAAAATGAAACACATATTTGAAATTGCTATGGGCGTTATAACTGGTGCGCGTCAAAAAGATTACGGCAAGCCGGAAGAAAATTTCTCAGACATTGCAACTGGATGGACGGTTATTGCTAAGCGTGCGATTGAGACGGACGGGGGCATTACTCCGGCGCACGTTGCCCTTATGAATGATTGGCAGAAAACGTGCCGCCTTTTAAAGACCCCAGCGCATGAAGATTCCTGGGTTGATAAGGCTGGGTATACTGCAATCGGTTATGAATTATCGAAAGACGTAAAAAGTGACGAGTCAGATATTTTGCGATTTGATATGTTGTGGCAAAACCTAGAGACAGAATCAGGAAAAAAAAATGACTGAAAAGAAGTGGAGCGATCAATTCCCTCCTGGCATTCAGCAAGAAATCAAACGCTACATGTCATACCTTGGCACAAAAGGCGGGAGCGCGGGAAAAGGCGACTCGAAGCGCCGTGGTGACAGCGAATACTACAAGTCCATTCGCGCCAAACGCACACTTAAAAACAAAATTAAACAAGCACAAGATGAAGCCGAGAAAATTTCTACCGAGTGATTCTTGGGATGGCGTTAGCGATTGGCTTAAAGCACGCAACAAACTGTCATGGTCGATTGGCGGTTATTATTATGTGCGTGATCTAGATAGCAAACACGTACAGAAAATGCGCCGGCGCGCATTCATACGCTTGGTAGATGCTATGCGTATGGACGAAGGTTTAGAGCCTTTTTTGCCTGACTCTAAGCCCTTCGCCAAATCCTCTTGCCAGCCGGAATAATCAGGCTCTTTTCGTTAAACAGTTTCTTTATTGCACGCTGTAGTGTTTTGTATCTAGTCGCCTGATTCTCATACCTGTGCATCAAAGCGTTTTGCATCTCTTGTTCTGTCGCAGTACCGGCCTTTGGTATTGCGTCTAATACGTCGCGCTCGTTATCGTTGAGCATAGCGGCATTGTGTTTGAGATTCGCAACAAGATCGTTCCAAGTCGCTACTAGGCTCTGTATCTCCTCTCCATCCTCATCCACGCCGACATTTTTTGACTCTAATGTGAACCATTGCGTGTCCAGCTTGTCGCCGTCCTTCTGTTTAAACACCTCCAATTGTGCAGACAGAGAGTCTTTGTCAGGACGATAGCAGCCAAGCAGAAAGTCCAGGTTAGCCGTGATCGCAGAACTACCCCTGGGCCGCTCACTCGCAGAGTGGCCTGTATGGTGCAGTATAATGACCGTACAGCCGTATTCTGCGCGTAGCTTGGTGTTCATACTGCGTATGTAGTCCGCGATGTCTGTGCTGCTGTTCTCGTCGCCGCTGAAGGTCTGCGATAGCGTGTCAATAACGACAAGTGACGGCGGCTCCGGCAGAGCCCGAATAGCATTGGTGAGCCGGTCGATTTCTTCTTCTACTGTCAGTAACAAGGGCGTTATGCAGATGTTAAAATTCTCTGTTACTTTTAACCCGCGCTTTTCATGCCATGCTTTAATGCGCCGATACACTCCAGCGCCGCCTTCTGCTGCAACGTAGACAACATTACCTTCTGTTGTTTTGCGGTTGCACCAGTTCAGGCCATGAGCAACGTGCAGACCAAAGTCCAAAGCAATAAAGGATTTGAATGCACCACTAGCCCCGAACAGCATTCCCATGCTGTCGGCTGGCACCAAGCCCTTAACGAGCCAGCTAATGCTACCGCTGATACGCTCAAGTTCATCTATGCCAACGAGCAAGCTGTCCTCACCGTCGATTACCGGCATATCAATAATTGGTTTACGGTATCTCTCAGCGCCGGAAACCATACGCGGTATTTCGTTGTACCGTTCTTCCCATCGTTGATATTCATGCGGCTCAGTAGGACGCACCGCAAGCATTAGCCCGCGCAAGTGTTCGACTACAGCGCCACCGCTAGTCCCTGCCTTCACCAGCTTAGAGCTTAGTTTAAGCAGAGGGTCATGGTAGCTGCGGTCCTTCGGCACATCGCTGGCAAGCGCGGCAATCAATGACGCATGATCCGCGCCAGATATTTTAGCGGTTTCAGAGTCAACAACGGTGCTGTATCGCTTGATCTGCTCCAAATCCAGGCCAAACGCACCGCAAGCGTCAGCCAAAGAATAGCGCGATTCTAGGTCCATCGACCTAGCGCGTACCGACCAGTTGTTAGCGCGTAGCTTAGTGTTTACGCCGTTGGGTAGCCTCAGATACCGCACCGCATTGTTGCCGGACTTGTCTGCTTTGATTAAGTCAGCGTCAGCCATAGCTTGCATAACAGCGTCTACTGTCTGCTGGTCTGCTGCATCTGGGTCGTCCAGGTCAATTAAGATGCCCATTTGAAAATTGTTTGTGCTGGTCTCGATCAGCCAACTCAGACTGCCAACAACGTCGTCGGGGTTAGCGTCATCTGCCACAAGCGCAAGAAGTTTTGTAAACTGTGTCTTGGTGCGTTTAAACGACCCGCTATCGTCTAAGCCAGAAAGCAATGCTGGGCAAAAATATGTGTTCTGATCGGCTGCTTCATTTATTAGAATCTGCTGCGCCGTCTTGTGTTGGTAAGATCGACCTGACCACTGTGCGTTATCAGGGCTGGTTGCGAACGCATTAACCCAGAGATATTGACCGTCAACAATTTCGCCGCTGAGAGACTCTAAAAAACTAGCGTTGTTCATGTCTCACCTACAGCGTTAATAGATCATCAATCTTTATATTCAGCTTCTGCTTTTTTGCGTGATCCAATATCGCGCCAAAGTGTCGTTGCGGTATTACCCCGCTGGCACTTAGCCATCGCGTCACCGCGCTAGGCGCTATGTCTAGTACGCGAGCCGTTGCCCTAACCCCACCAATCTTATTAACGATTGAGTAAGCCGGTTCTTTTTTGTGCTTGATGTACATAATGATCTCCTTTGAAGGGCGTTATAACTACATGAACACTCAAAATCTATCAACCAAAAAGATCTTAAAAATGGTGTTGACTTTGTGGCAACAGTGGTAGTAGCTTCGTCCGCCTTAACAACAAGCAACGGAGCAAACGATGTCTTTCAATTTAAAAAGCATCCAGAAAAATTCATTGAGCGGCGCACCGAGGGTTATGCTCTACGGTGTTGAGGGCATTGGTAAAACAACCTTTGCCTCTGGCGCACCAAAGCCTATTTTTATTCCTACGGAGGATGGGCTAGGCAATCTCAAGGTCGATCACTTTCCATTAGTTGAAAAGTTTTCCGATGTTATGGACGCGGTGGCCAGTCTATATAAAGAAGATCACAAATACGGCACCGCTGTTTTAGACAGTTTAGATTGGTGCGAGAACATGATCTGGCGACAAGTCGAGTCCACGCATGACGCTAAAGATTTAGCGTACGGCAAGGGCGCGGTTATTGCCGCCGAGATGTGGCGTGATTTATTAGCCGGTTTAAACGCTTTGCGTAACGACAAGGGCATGTCTATTATTTTAATCGCGCATACAACGATCAAACGCTTTGACTCGCCAGAGACAGAGCCGTATGACCGTTACCAGCCGAAACTACAAGAGCGGTCAAATGCTTTGATCCGCGAGTGGTGTGACGCTGTGTTCTTCGCCAACTACAAGACGCTCGTAAAGAAAGACGACATCGGATTTAACAAGCAGGTTGCCAGAGGTATCAGTACCGGCGAACGCTTGTTGCATACTAGTGAGCGTCCCGCATACATGGCAAAGAATAGATACAAATTGCCAGACACGATCCCGATGCAGTGGGATGATTTTGAAACTGCAATCACGCAAACAATGGAAGGATAAATAAGATGCCAGAATTTTCTTTTGAACTAGATCAAGACTACGCGCCAGCGCCCGTTAAATCATACGAACCGCTAGAGCGTGGTGACTATCAGTGCATTGTCATTGAAACCAGCATTAAGACAACCAAGGCTGGCACCGGAGAGTACATAGAGGTGGTGCTACAGGTTGTAGACGGTGAGCATAGCGGTCGCCGCCTGTGGGATCGCCTCAATGTTAGCAATCCCAACAAACAGGCAGAAGAAATCGCACGCCGCCAACTCACTGGTTTATGCCAAGCTGTTGGTATGGACATGGGTAGCAAGCTGGCTAATACAGAGCAGTTACACGACATACCTATGTCAGTAGCCGTTGATATTGACCGCAAAGACCCAACGCGAAACAGGATTGTTGCGTACAACAGCCTGGGCGCAAGTAGCCCTGCTACTGCTCCTGTTTCTGACGCTGCGGCAGAGGCTCCTTCTTCTAACAAGAAACCCTGGGAGAAGTAGCCTTGCCACAGATGCCCGATAGCCAGCACTCCACTGCTCAGAAAATATATGATTGGTATACAAAAGAGCAGACCCTACCGACCACACCTCGGAGCGTCGGTTATCGGGCATTCTTGCGACAGATATTTATGGCTTACTTTTCGATGGGCTAAACAGCAAGACTTTCCTGGGCGCATACTGCGCCTGTTTGAGACAGGTAATTTAGAAGAAACTCGAATTGCTAAAGAACTCAAAGGCATTGGCGTTGTGCTTCATACGCATGACGACAACGGTAGTCAGATCAGATGCTTCGATGACTCAGGACATTTTGGTGGAAGCGTCGATGGCGTAGGCAAGGGATTTCCAGAAGCAGTCAAAACCTGGGCGATCTTAGAAGCTAAGACGCACAATTCTAAGTCGTTTAAACAGCTTGAAAAGAAGGGCGTTCTTGAGTCAAAGCCAAGGCATTACGCTCAGATGCAAGTTTATATGGGGCTGATGGATTTAACGCGAGGCATGTACTTTGCTGTCAACAAGGACACTGACGACATTTACACCGAATGGGTCAAGTTTGACCAAACTGCCTTTAATAAACTGCGTCAGCGTGCAGAAAAAATTATTTCTGCAACCGAACCTCCGCTAAAGGTCAGTGAGCGTGAGGATTGGTGGGAGTGCAAGTTCTGTGATTTTAAAACCCTCTGTCACGGCGAGGAAGTGGCTGAACCAAATTGTAGAACGTGTTGTCATTCTACGCCTGTAGCAGACGGGCAATGGCAGTGCAGTAAATTTAAAACAGATTTAAATGCACCTACTCAGGAGAAGGGTTGTCAAGAACATATCTACATTCCGCCACTGATACCCTACGCCGAGCCTGTAGATGCTAGTGACGACTGGGTTGAATACGCTCACAAGAAAACAAAGAAAACCTTTGTAAACGGCAGCGCTAACTTTAGGTCAGCCGAATTACACAAGATGCCGCCCGACACAGTTGGCGGCACAGTTAAGAAAATCAAAGAGGCTTTCCCAGGGGCAGAAGTGACCAAGGTTGTTTCTAAGGCTGGAGGAGATGTTCTAAAGATTAAGCGACCGCCTAAGAGCAAGAAGAAGGTGGTTTCAGAAGAACCGTTTATTGATGATGAGATACCGTTCTAATGACAGGCAAGATGAGCAGAGCAAAAGGCGCACATGCAGAGAGAGAGTTTGCTGCATATCTGTCTGACGCGCTTGGCATTGAGATTAAGCGCAAGCTAGATCAGGCGCGTGAGGGTGGCGACGACTTGCAAGTAGGACGGTTCCGCATTGAGGTAAAGCGTAGGGAAACCCTAGCGATACCTCAATGGGTCAGGCAGATAGAAGATTGCACAGAAGAAGGCGAGGTTCCTGTCGTAGCCTTTCGCCAAAACAGACAGCCCTGGCGCGTAGTCATACGCCTGGATGATTACGTCGATTACATGAAGTTTAGCCTAGAGAATAATCCCCAAGATAAGCCCAACCAAGACTGAGACTGACACAATCACCGTCATCTCTTTCTCATACAAGTCAAACAAGTGCGGGATGCCGTTGACCCAAGGCTTCAGCTTTTCTTTTAGTTCCATCTTATTTTCCTCTTGTTGGTGGCTTCTGACTGTTGCGTGTACCAAACCACCAAAGCACGCAAGTAGTCGTTAAATAGAGAACCGTTGTGACTATAATGTTGTGAACCGTGATTGCCTGTTCTGCGCTTATCAAAGCGCCCACGCCAGCCATAATAGCCTTGGCCTCAAGATACATCATAGTCGTGATGGCGCAAAGATAGATCGTCAGCCCTGGACGCACCAAGCCACGTATAAGATCTAACACGACAAGCATAAAGCTGGCAGTAGGGCTAATTGTAGCCTTTGCGCTGTATTGCTTTGGCTCTAGCGTAAAGGATTGAGAAAAGGATTCTTCCGCTGCCTTGGCGCGTTTGCCTTCTGCCTCTACCTCTGCTACCTGAGTACGAGCCGCCCACTCCTGCGCCATTAGCTCACCATCAATACGCTTCATGTTGGCTTGATGACTGTACTCAGCTTTCTTTAACTCAATCTCTTGTTTGACTTTCAAGAAGTCAAAGAAACGCTGAAACGCAACACCGAGCAAGCCGGTTACACCGCCAGAAAAGATGCTACCAAGAAAGCCCAACATTCTTTATCTCCAATTCAAAGGGTTCACGCTTCATGCTGTTTTCTAGTTTGGCTACAGCCGGTCGAGAAAGCATAATTGCCTTTTGTCCGTCCATGTGGCCTAGCTTTTCTCCTAGCGCGATGCAGCCGTAAAGCTGCGAGCGCATATTGCACGATTTGTCGCCCATAAGATTTGCGCTGTGTATTCTGATGCCTGACCTGTCTGGCACATCTCGAATCAAGTACATATAGCGTTTAAACGTAGGCGAGTAGGTCCAATCAACTTGATATATGCCTATCGGGATGCAGCTTATGTTTCTTTGATTATTTCGATCTGGTAGCTCGCCAGAAAACAGCACGTTATTGCCAAAGAATATCCGACCAAAAGTACCGTGGCTGCTACTTTCCAGGCGTTCTATCTTTACTCGCATTTTTGCCACGCGCTTTATTTATAATCTCAAAGATGTCGTATTCTTTTGTCTTTTCTAAGAACCGAGCAGTTGCGCCAAGAATGGAATAACTAATAAAGCCAACGAGTGCGCCAGACATAAGTTGCATTTCCCAATTTTCAGAAGAACCTGTAATTTGTAAAATTGGAACAGCAAAGATAATTGCAGAGCCACAAGAAACAGCGCCGCGTGTAAACGCTTCGTTTATTGTCTTTGGCTTTATGTATGACATCAAAGCAAACCCACCAATAAGGCCACCAACCGCGCTGGCTATTTTTGTTGTTATGTACGATGTTGGGTCTGCCATAGCTTAAACCTTTATTATGTCAATCAAGCGTCTGCGCTTGGTTCTATCTTAACCCAAGATGTTGTTTCTTCATCCCAGGTATATATCGCTCCATCGTCAGGCATATCGACCGGTGCCTTCCACTGACACGTTTCTTCGTCTAACAGCCAAGACGCAAAAGGCTTTGGCGGAATGAAAGCATCCCTACCCGCGTCATAAGTAAATCCAACACCCGCATAATTCTTGCGAATGTTGTTGTTATAGCTCGTCTGCTTCCACTCGCCGCCGAACAATTTGTGGCAAAAGGAGGCACCGACTGATTCGGTTTCAACGCCGCTTTCATTTACGGTCTCGTTGTTTGATACAACAACAACGCGCTGGACAACGCCATTTGAGTCAATTTCTGCAAAGTGAGCCATTAGAAGGTTATGCTCCCTGATCCGGTGAATGTGTATATGTTGTAAGAGCCGTCTATAGTAAGGGTTGGCGAGCCGGTAGTTGCAGATGCCGTTGCAGTAGTGCGGAGAATTACGACTCCAGAACCACCTGGCTTACCATTTGACGCATTATAAACCCAACCCCCGCCTCCGCCTCCGCCAGTGTTAGCTGTTCCAGCAGTAGCATTGTTCAACGGGTACCGATCACCAGAACCACCGCCACCGTCACCTCCAGGCTTTGAGATACCGCTGCCATCATTATTTCCACCACCACCACCGCCAGCGTAAACGACAGATGCGCCTGAGATAGACGATGCGGTGCCATCTCCGCCATAGCCGTCTCCATCAGTACTGCCAGCCTCACTAGCTCCACCGCCACCGCCACCAACGGTGGCGGTGCGGGGTCCACCATCATTACCTTGTGACGGACTTACTGATGGTGTGTTTCCCGACCCAGCACCGGCAGTAGCGTCACCGCTACCGCCACCGCCACCAGAGCCACCATCGCCGCCAGCGACACTACCACTACTATTGGCACTGCCAGCGCCATAGCCACCGCCCGCAGACGTAATTGTTGAAAAAACAGAGTTTGACCCCGTTCCTCCAGGCCCGGTCGGAGAAGAACCAGAACCACCGCCACCCGCTCCAACGGTAACGGTGTAGGCTACTCCTGTACTGGGAATGAAGCCTGTAGCTGTGCGAAATCCACCGGCACCACCGCCAGCACCGGCACCAGAGCCACCACCGCCCCCGCCTGCAACAACTAAGTATTCTACATCAATGCCGGAATCTGCTGCGAATAAGCCAAAGGCTTGCGCTGACATTGCTCCGCGTGTGATTACTGTAGGCATGAAAGAGTCCTAGGCAAACTGAGTTTGAGAAGCCAAAACAGTAAACGCAGCCGATCCTGTTTTTATAATTGTGTAGGTATAAATATCTATACCGCTGGCGTTGCCGGATGTAGGCGCTGAACCGCCTTGATATTTAGGTGTTACGCTACTGCCATCGACTTGAACAACATTGTTG